TGTGACGCTGACATTCGCATCCGCGCTAATCGAGACGGTGCCAAGAGTGCCTGTCGCATCAGGTACTGCCTCACCATTACCCCACGTTCCGTCACCCCATCCATGAGAAGACGAATTCCATCCGCTAAATGCAACCTTAATGTCAGCCACACGTTATATCCTATGCGATTCTTATAATCGCGTTACTAGCGTCTGCTGCTGGAAACTGGATAGTAAAGTCACCACTTGTGGATGTCTTATCCGCTCCAAAGTCCAATATAGCTACTGCCCTGTTAGCAGAACCGGCTGTAGTAGAGGAATTATAAATTAACGCCCCCCTTGCCGTGATTGAACTGCTTGACCAAGTGCTGTCGGCAAAATCGGTTAATGCTGTTGTACCTGATGAACTTGGAGTTACATTAGTAAGTGTATTGCCGCCAGCGGTATACCCTGTGCCTGTAGCAGAAACCTCGTTAGTCGTTGCATAAGCAGTAGTAGATGCTGACATCGTTGCACTACTCGTATACAAAGCAATCTTAAAGGTATTGCCTGTACCCGTAGTAGTAGTCGTCCCTCCACCAGAGCCGTTCTGGAAATTATGAATTCCCTGTAAAAGCTCGGATTTAAACGAGGTCGCCATAGCTGTCGTGATAGCCATTATAGTCTCCTTAAAATATCAGCAACATCTGAATGACCCTGCTGAATAAACTCGTTAACAAGCGTTGTTCTATCGCTCTTAACCGCTTGTTTAATAATACCCAAAACCACATGATAAATGCGATTTTTAAATGCTTCTGCCTGTTGCCTTACTATAGGATCTACCGAATCTGAAACGCTGACTATTTGTTCAACAGCCCGTTCAGCTAGTTCTTCAGGAGACAAACCTCTATTTTCAGTCGTTTTAACAACAACATCCCCTATACTTGAATCGACTGCTAACTTAAACATAATACCTCTTTATGTTACAGGCATACTAAACTGACCTGAACGATACGTATCTTGTTGTAATTTACCATCTCCTAAATTCTTTAATAGGGCTATAGATTGTAAATACATATTGTTATAAAGCTGAACTATATCTGGCTCGCCTTTCATAAACCTGATTGCTTCTACTAAAGCACCATTTAATAGAGCGGAGTCAAAGTTCTCTCCTAACCAAGGTAGTGTGCTTGCTGTAACAATGGATTCAGGATAGTACCCGTAGTGCAACTCCATCGTATACCCACTGTTCGGGGTTGGCCCTAGAATAAAAGAAGAATCATCAAATACAGCGTAATGCTTCGGCGCTCCCGTAGTTGAAGGGTTGGGGTACGCTTCTCGTATAAAATTAACATCTTTATTTAATAGGTATGTAAACGCGCCATCCGAATCAAGCACTGCTAAACTAAATGTATAGAGATAATCTGTAGGTACTGATAAGTACTTAACACCCGAAGTCAACGCTCCTGTCACATTTTTACGAAGCGAAGGAAGCTGTACAGTATTATAAATAGTCTGTTCAGCCTGTTGGGTAAACATAGCAAGCTGGTCGCTTGTAAAGGAAGTCTCACAGATATCCTCTATATTCGCCGTTAATTGGGCGTAAGTCATACTCATGCAAGCGTACCACGTACCATCGTGCCTCTAGTCGCAGCACCTGCACCACGCATCTTAATACCAGAAGTTTTTACACCGCTCATATCAGGTTTAGGTGCTCCTTTAACAGGCTGCACACCTTTGTTTTTGTGGACTTTAACTTCTTCCATACCAAATACATTCATCTTATGCTCCTATGAGGTCACTATAGTTACTGTTCCTACTTCACCTGTTCCTATTAAATCATTAGGCGTTAAATCATACGGGTCTCTTCCTACCCCCACCGGGTTCCACCCCCATTGGGTGTCCCTACTCTCTGTTAGTTCTGCACTATCTGAACGTGGATCTCGTATTGCTTGCGGATCATTAACAGGAAAATCACCTAGTTTTAACTGTGGTTGGTCTGGGTTCCAACATTCAGGACACGCTTTTATATGTGTATTTCTGCCCTTCTCAATTAAGTCTTTAAGTTCTCTTAACTTGTATTGGAATCCGCAAACATCACAAATCCCTAATGCTTTTCGGGCTGATGCAAAACGGTTCGCCATAACTAAACATACCCGATACGAGGAACAAATCTAGCAGAAGTTTTTTCTCTATCTTCTCCTGCTGCCAATGCAAACTGTTCTTCATAAATTTCTTTTAACATAGGGACACGCGGCATCAACTCAGGATCTTTTTGTGAAATGTAATAAGCCAATCCCGCCATCAAACAAGGTAAAAATCGAAAGTTCATGTCTGCGGTTTCTACACCGTTACCTGCGTCCTCTATCCGTCGCATACGCCAATAATAGAACACATACCCACTTTTATCGGGTACAGGCCAGACATTAATCTTAGGAGTTGTACGAAGGCGTTCTACATAAACCTGTATGGGCCTACCTTCTGATAACTTATTAGGGATAGACGCATAAGTGCTTACACTAATACGGCTTATTGTAAGATCTTGCTGTGTAGTAGCATTTCCTGAGTCTGTACGAATAGTGTGCTCTAGCAAGTCTACCGTATCATTAGGTAGATCATATTCAGACGTACCTTCAGTTAACGTGACTGAACCTTCTTCTATAGTCCATAAATTTATCCCTCTATTTTGCCATTCAATAGTCAATAAATTCATAGACCTACGAGCGGTTCGTAAGTCATAACCTGAACGCATTTCACGCCCAGCACGTTCCCACGCTTCTTCCGCTATTTCGGTAAAGTCGGGGTTAAATGCGGTTGTACCAGAGGTAGCCATCTACTTCTTCTTAGCTGCTTTCTTAACGGGTTCTTTCTTGGCAGTGGCTTTTTTAGAGGGCTGCAATTCTTCCAACCTAACTTTCGCTTCTTCCTCACTCATTAAGTCGCCATCTACAATAGCGTAAGAACCGTCTTCCTGTTTAACACCAATTTGGAATACGGGCCTACCATCTACAAAGTTACCGTTTTGATAAACTTCAAATTTGTCCATACTGTTCTCCGTTATACATATAGAGTTTTCTTCCTACGTCCCGGCATAACCGCGCCACAACCTTTATGGTTTTCGCGTACTTGCATTAAACCACCACGTTTTGCGGTTCGTACCTTTGCCTTTTTAGTATTCGATACTACTGTTTGTCCTTTGGCCCCCGCTTTTTTCTTTTTGCGAGCAGTTGTAGCCCTATCTGCTTGACTTAAAGATCTAGCTTTAGCTAATGGCAGACACCTATCTGGGTTCTTTTTATCTTTAGAAGTACCACATTCTCCTTTGATCTTACCATCTGTACCAATACGAACCCATTTTTGATCCCGCCATTTTTTCAACTGGCCCATCTAAGCTGCCTTTTTTCGCTTCGTCTTTTTCTTTTTGCCCTTACCATACTTAGGATCTTTACAGTATTTAGATGCTGCCATATTCGCATAAGCAGACGGATATGTATCAAAGGTTTTTTTAGCCCAAGCCTTACCTTTTGCACATATCTTCCCGCCTGACTTATAGTATCTACGCATTAATACATCTTAGCAGGTCTTACACCCTTACGAGCTATACCTGCGCCACGAACCTTACCGCCTTTCTTGTATCCTTTGGACTTCATCTTACCGCCAGCCATATAACCTTTAGTCTTCATCTTACCACCGGCTTTCATACCTTTAGTCTTCATCTTACCACCGGCTTTCATACCTTTGGTTTTCATCATACCGCCACCCATCATCTTCTTGGGCTTCTTCGTTTCATAAGCTTTTTTAGTAGTTAAACCATCTCGCTCATTAAGGAACTTACGTAACGCTCCTCTGTAAGTTAAATTGGTATTGCCAGCTTTCTTACGGAATTTAGCCAACTCTTCTGCGGTAACAGCGGCTTTAGCCTTACCTGATTTAGACATGAAAGTTTTAGCTTTTGTGCCCTTCTTTTCAGCTTGTTTCCTAGCTGAACCAATAGTTCTGGGTAGCCCAGTACCTGTACCCCTATCTGCTGATACTTGTGACCGCCCTTCGGACATATCAGTTTTCATATCAGATTTAGGAGGCTTAATGTTAGTTTTAGGTGGACGTTCTACCTTTGTAAAAGCAGAAGGTTCCTTCTTAACCTCTACTGTGCCCCTTCGACTTTGCTTAGTCCTACCTGCTGCCCTTCTTTCCGCAGCAGTCATAGTTTTAGGGCTAGTCTGTCTACTAGACATACCTCTTTCACGATTCAACTTTACGCCTTTCATGTCACTTGTAGGTCTACGTTTAGCCGCTGCTTCTTCTCTTCGCGCACGTTCTAATCTTTGCGAAGGGGAATTGCCTTCTATGCCAAACATGGCCTTACCAGCTCCTTTTATAGCCTTACCCATTTTTCGTAGGTCTTGGGCCGTACCATCTGTACCTTCTTCCCTTCTCCTACGTTCTAGTCTTTCTGCCGCTGATTCTCTATTAGCCATGCCGTCACTCCGCGTATAAATTGTTGAACACCTGATTTACATCAAGTGTATAGTCTAAATCTGATTTACTGTAGTGAATGTGTTGAGACGGTTTAAAATCTGGCGCACCTTCTCCTGTTTCAAACCAAGCTGGATGAGTTACCCGCACTCGATTATTCGGTAAAGCAACGATATTACCTGTCCACTCTCCTGCATCTAAAAGCTCAAGCACATGACTCTGTTTATGTTGAGCAGGATCGTCAGCAATTTCATTGTTTGTATAATCTACTGTGAACATATATTTAGCCGGATAAAACTCACTATCTATCTTTGCCAACCAAGGACAAGGCGTTGTTCTGTCCAATACATAGACTGCATGATCTCTGGAACTACAGTCCCAAGGTTGTGCAGCCCATACCGGCATTGGTTCAGGCCATTCTTCAAAAGGGGTATCTCCGACCAAGGCGGTAATTGGCATACGCGCCCACATGGCCCCTCCATGTGTATTTGATTTCTTTTTGTCGTCATAGGTCTCTGCTCCAGTAAAAATTAACTGAAAACTTAAACACCTTGTCGGCATTGTTGTGACAGCAATCGCCATCGCATGAATAAACTCGCCATGATACTTCTCA